ATTTGAGAAAACCTTTGAAGGAATCAAAACAGAACAAATCAATCATGCAATGAAGATTTGTATTGATGGACTTACTCGTGAACAAATAGATAAAGGCCTTTGCATGGTCCGTGACAGTGGCTACTGTCCTGATCCTGCAATGTTCCGCAAGTGGTGTTTAGGTATTCAAGGTTTCGGTACTGAGCAGCAGCGTGCAGTTGATTCATTCAAAAAGAAGAATGCAGCTTTAGCTAACATAATCAAATGGCTTTCTGACCGTGATGTTGAAATTACAAATGCAGAAAAAGAAGCTTACAACCGTTGTTATGAGATGTTTTCAAATCTCAACTACTCGAATAACTATGAGCGTTCTTCGTATTACGCATATGAAGCATTCAAAGATAACTATGTTGATGTGGTGAATGAGTTTGTAGAAAAAGGGATTACGCAGACGAAATGGTCTAAGCCACCTCAAATAGATCTCAGTGTTCTGTATGCCAAAACTGGCAGCGAGGAAAAAGCAGAAGCAACTCCAATGACAAAAGAGGATTTTGAAAAGCGTACAGCATATGTTGAATCACGTATTCCACAAATCATGTCTGATCGGAACTGTGACAAATCAATGGCAAAGCTTTATGCCATGGCTGAGTACCACAGTTCAAGAGTGGAAGAGGGAGGTGCAGCGTGAAACATAATCTTATGTTAGGCGATTGCCTCGAGCGCATGAAGGAAATTGAAACGGGTACTGTGGATATGATCCTTTGCGATTTGCCATACGGTACCACTTGCTGCAGCTGGGATGCCGTTATTCCGTTTGAGCCACTTTGGGAACAGTACGAACGAGTAATCAAAGAGAATGGCGCGATTGTCTTATTCGCTGCGCATCCATTCACGGCAGTACTTGCAACATCAAACCTAAAGCTATTCCGCTATGAGTGGATATGGGAGAAGCCAGCAGCTACAGGATTCTTTAATGCTCAATTCCAGCCATTACGTGCACATGAAAACATTCTTGTGTTTTACAAAGCTAAACCGACATTCAACCCGATGAAAACTTTTGGGCATGAACGTAAAACAGCTAAGCGTAAAGACATTGGGTCAGAGCATTACGGCAAGCAAGTAAATATCAAATCTTATGACTCAACAGAGCGGTACCCACGTTCAGTTCAGTTATTCAGTAGTGATAAGCAAAAAGCTAATTTCCATCCAACACAGAAGCCAGTTGCTCTTTGTGAGTACTTGATTCGCACATACACAAACGAAGGCGAAACAGTTCTAGACAACACAATGGGAAGCGGTACCACTGGTGTTGCTTGTGTAAATACAGGTCGTTCATTCATTGGGATTGAGCAAGAGCAGAAGTACTTCGAAATAGCACAAGAACGTATTGCTCAAGCAGGTACCGAGAAAGACATGCAGCCTGACCTATTTGGAGAAGCGGTATGAAGCAACACAGCACAGTAGAACAATTCGAAAAAATGGCTTTGGTTTTAAAGAACTCAATTGAAAAACGTGGCAAGACTTCTATCTCGGATATTCAAGAATGGATCGGCTGTAATTATTCAAAATCAAAACGCTTCGCATTCCAATTAAGAGAAGCCGGTTATTTGCAATCTGATAATGCACGACCAATGGGACTCAAACCAACCGACAAGGCAAAACAACTATTTTGGGTGGCGATATGATCGAATTTGTAGATTACAACTCAATGATGAAGCTGCGTAGAGCGTACAACCTCGGTACTCGTAATGAAGAAACAAGAGCAGCAGCGAACCTATACGAGAAATTAAGAAAGCTGAAAATGCTAGACCAGTTTAAGCAGGAAGCCATGACTAAACGTTACAAGGAGGCGGTATGAGCAAGAAAAAGGAGCCAGCCATGAGTGAGTTTAAAGTCGGGGATTGGGTTAAACGCACAGACAAAATAACCGAGTCTATCTACCAAATAAGCAGTATTGATAAGGATCTTATCAAGTGTAATTTCATAAAGAATGGGGAAAACTGGCGCCTTCATACAACTAAAGGAGAGATTGAATTTGCCACACCAGAAGAAATCGCAGCAGGTCACCGCATTGATAAACCCTCGAATCCGAGGGAATTAGAAACCCTAGACAAACCAGAAAACCACATTTCGCCTAATTGCAAAGTGGGGATGTTTGAGATGGATAAGTGTAGAGAAGATTTTCAAAAGGCCTTTCCGATCCCTGCACATTGGATTGAGTTTGATGAAAAAGCAAATAGGTACTATTGCCCATATGTTGCAGATGCCACAGCTTCTACGTATCAGTCTAAGTGGGTTGTATGGCAGCACCAGCAAGCGAAAGTGGAGGAGCTTAAAGCATCTCATCACGGTGAAGTGATTGGTCATGAAGTTCACTTTAAAAAGATCAAGCAAGAGCGTGACGAGCTGCAAACCTTATACATCCAACAAGGCATAAACATGCTGAAGCTGCAAAAGCGGGTGGATAAGGCACTAGAACTTATGCAGAAGCCTGTGATTGTTGGAGAGCCTACAAACTACGTTTGTGCAAGGTTCAAAGAGTTAGAGCAAGCGCTCAAGGGGGAAGGATGAAAGACTTTGCGATAGCAATCATCTACGGTGCAGCTTTATTTGTATCTATCAAGTACGCATGGCGTTGGTATAACGGAGAGCTTTCAACTCCTGCAATTATGGAGTGGTTTGGCAGAGGTTTCTTTTTTGCTTGGGGAGTAATAGCAGCGACTTTAACTATGGTTTTGGTTATCCGCTTAATTACGGAGTATGTCAAATGACCACATTCAAAGAGGCTCAAAGAATTAGATCAAAACCAGTGGCGCGTTCTTGCGTGCCATTAAAGCATAGACAAGGTGTTAGCAAAGGCGAAGCAATGCTTTGCCGTCAGCTAGATGTGATGAATATCGCTTATGAGCAGGAGTTTAGATTTCACCCTGAGCGTAGATGGAAGGCTGACTTTCGAATTGAAGGTTACATGATCTTAGTTGAAGTGGAAGGCGGTGCATTCAGTAATGGCCGTCACACACGAGGTGAAGGCTACACGGCAGACTGCGAGAAATACTCTGTTGCAGCTATTCACGGATGGACTGTAATTCGTGGCACTACAAAGCAAGTTCAAAGCGGCTTAGTGCTCAATTGGATTGAAGAAGCAATGAAACGGTTGAAGGTGGCGTGATGGTCTTTTACGAAGTTGGGACATACGAACAACACGAAGAAGGTTTTCATGCTTTCTTTCGCACTCGATATGAAGATAAAGCTGAACAAGTCAAAGCATGGGCAGAGGAGTACCAAGCTAAGACACCTGAATGGCCTACAGGTGAGACTGATGAAAAGCAGATTCAATATATGGATCTTGTTCGAAAAATTGATGATGAGTTTGCAGAGCTAATAGGCAAGAAGTTCCCAATCTCAAACTATTCAAAAGACATGTACTCAATACTTATAAACAAAGCAGAATTAGACGATTAAGGGTGACGGTATGAATGCAGTAGCAGTTGAGAAGTTTGAACGTTTTGAATGGTTGACTCATGGTTTAACTGCGAGTTCACCAAGTATTGAGCCAGTGGTCCGCGGAACAGGAGAGAAACCATTGAACTATCAAGACCGCTTGGGTGCTATTGCTTCAATGGATACCCAACTCGAAAAAGCAGTTGCGTCAGTAATTATCTTTGGCGGAAAAAGCAAAGGTGACTTTGATTATATATTGAAGCATCTTGCAAGCATTATGATTGTTGGGGCGCATGATGATAAGCGCTCTAAACCTAAGAACATTAAGTTGGAGGATCTAGCAAGAAAGGTTGCCTGGATGGTAACAATGTTTGCACTCAAGCCGGGTATGGAAGATAACTTTACAGCTAAAGGTAGATTGCAATTAGCAGCAGGGATTAAAGAATCAGAGATGACTTTGAAAGCTTATGATGGCACATGGAAGCAGTATGAAAAGCTGATGTGTCTTGCTATAGAGTCTGCAATTGATGGCGCTGCAAAGGCAATTGAAAAGTACAAGAAAAATACTTACAAAGAAATGTAAAAAAAATTCTAGGAATATTTCTCTGATGGAGATATAGTATTCCTATACTGGTCGTATTACGGATTTCCGAAGACCAACACATCAAAGCTCACTTAATCGTGGGCTTTTTTGTTGTCTGTAAAAAGACAATCTATCCTACTGGAGTGCCGACCAGTGGAACATGCCTTCGAGTAAACTTCCTTCGGGAATCTGGACTAGGGAGTGGCGTCCCGACTTAAAGAGGATTGAAAGCAAGTAAAACAGACCGTGCATGTTAGGTGTGTGTGATTGTGAGTAGCGGTAGATCAGTTGCCGAGCTGATCAATATCGTAATCTAAGGCAAGGGTGTGGCAGTTTGCCATGCCCTTTTTAATTTAGAGAAGTGAATGCGTTTTAGATATCACATCATGATTAACCAGACCGAGAAAGCTCCAAGCGAGTGCATATAAACTGGAGTCTGAAATTACGTTCACTTCATCTAAGTTAATAATAACAAAGGTTCAGCTATGGACGAAGAAGAACTCAAACAAATTGAAGAAGATTGTCAGCAGTTTAAGAACGTAATCAAAACGGTATTTTATTTGGCTGTGATGTTATTTGCAGCTTATTTGGTTTGGTGTAATTGGTGATTGTATGGATATGATCGAAGCAAAGAAGAATCTAGCAATATACAAAGCCAATTTAAGCAAACTGCAATCTTACAATCATTTATTTAGTAGCTATTCATTCCGTGCTGACTGTGAGCGAGAAGAAAGATTATTAAAAGAGCGTATTGAGGTGTTGGAAAATGCGTTCGACAAAGAGGCTAAACGAAATAAGAGCGCTACCATGCGTTAGGTGCGGCTATCCTCACTCACAAGCGGCTCATTCTAATTCTGGTAAGCATGGCAAGGGAAAAGGAATAAAAGCCTCAGATGCGTTTACAGTAGCTCTCTGCTACAAATGCCATTTCCTATTCGATACCTACCAATTAGGCACAAGACAAGAATCGGAAGCCATGTTTGAGCGGTGGTTAGAAAAAACAGAGCGGATGCTTTGTTTTAATGCAGGGCATGATGAAGTATTTTGATATAGTGATGATTCATTAATCAATTAAGGCTATGAAAATGGGCGCAGAATCTTTTAAAAATTTCTCAGCAGATGAAGTGATAGGCCAAATTAATTGTGGTTTGGATAGTATTAGCAATCCTTTCACTATCGAAGAGCCAGCTAACTTGTTTGAGAAGAATGTTCAAACTAATGTGCTCAAGCATTTTGAAGGTTCAAATATAAAAGTAGAGATTGATCGGAAAGATGGTTATCTAATCTTTACAGCAACAAGAGAATAAAATTAAGCCACCCTCGGGTGGTTTTTTATTGCGAGGTCAAAATGGAACCTAGATTCGTCATCAAAAACCATTCTGACATCAACTATGTAATTGGGTATCTCAATACTAATCATGCAAAGGCAGCGAGTGAAGGGAAGCCTTTAGTCGTATTGATTGCACCACAAGAGAAAGATCGTTCAAAAGCTCAAAACCGTTTGTACTGGATGTGGCTTAATCAATGGGCCAAGAAGCAGGGAACAGACAAAGACTACGAGCATCTGTTCTTTAAGAAGAACTTCCTATCAAAAATCTATGATCGTGATGACGTTGGCCAATACAAAAAAACATTCAAGGCTGTAAGAGAATTAAAGGATTCTAAGCATCCTCTTTATCAAGATGTTGCAAATGGACTATGCGAGCTAATGAGCACGACAGACGCAAGTACAGCTCAATTCACTGAATACCTAAACGACATTCACGCATTCTGCAATAAAAACGGGTGTTATTTGGAAACACCTGGTGATCTTAAGTATGTGTTGGAATAGTTAAGCAGTTAAGATATATTGTTTTTTCTTTAATCATTACTAAAAAAGGAAAAATAATGTTTGTTCAGCATGATGAATATCTAATTAATACATCAAATATTAACTTTATTAAATTAAATGAAAAGGTTTTAAAGGTTTATGTGTACTTTGGGCCTACTGGTGAAGGTAATGGCGGAGGAATGATTTCTCTGAGTTGTGAAGATGAAGCAGAATATGAAGAATTGATTGCCAAGTTAACTAAGTAAGAACAACCGCCCAAGTGGCGGTTTTTTAATGGGTGAGATTTATGAAAAGACCTTATCCGCCTGAACAAGATAACCCTTATGCAGATGATGAAGACTTAATTGATAGTGGTGGTCTGCTGCATTTTGAACCCGCTAATAACGATTTATGGCCTTGGATAGAAGAAACCTTTCTTTGTGACTGGGGCAAACTTCACAATCCAGATCATGAACACCTTCTAAGCTTTCAGCCTCCAGAGATTTCATTCTTATGGGCCTACGCTAAATGTGAAGCGAAAGATAAACGAGTATTCGGTCAAACTGAGAAAGTGATGATTAATGTGGGTGGGTGGCGTAAACAGCGTCAGGAGCTGCAATTGATCAATTGGTTTGGTGATATACCAAAATACATCATCACTCTGGATGCTCGTGTATGTCAGGTCATGAGTGATACAGACTTTTGTGCCTTGGTTGAGCATGAGCTTTATCACATCGGGCATAAGAAGAATAAAGATTCTGGCGAGTTTGAATATACATCTGTCGGCGAACCTAGATTGTATTTACGTGGGCACGACGTTGAAGAGTTTCATGGTGTTGTTCAACGTTATGGCGCATCAGAAGAAGTTCAGAAAATGGTTAATCTTGCGAATGAAGGTCCAACTATATCTAGAGCCAACATTGCTCATGCATGTGGTACATGTTTGTTGAAACTAGCTTAGGAGATTCTTTACATATCTATACGACGAGGGGGTTATGGCAAAACTAACTGATCCTATGAAAATCTTTATAGTTCAGTCTCTTGCATGCTTTGAATCGCCCCAGCAAGTAGCAGACGCTGTAAAGAATAGATTTAACATTGAAATTGATCGCATGCAGTGTGCTGGGTATGACCCAACGAAAGTGACAGGCGAGAAAATGGCAAAGAAGCTTAAAGAGCTTTTTTATAAAACAAGAGAAGAGTTTAAATCCAATATCTATGACATTCCTTTAGCTAATAAAGCTGTCCGCCTCAATGAGCTTCAAAAAATGTATGAAGACTGGGGTAAAAACAAAATCATGAAGCAAGGCATCATCAAACAGATAAGAGATGAAATGCATGGTCATGATTTACAACTACTAGATCTTGAATTGAAGAAATTAGAAATTCAGCGGTTGAGAGATGGCGAGGATGGTGCTGGTGATGATCCAACACCTGTAAATGTCACTATTCATGTTGTAGATGCGAGTAAAAAAGATGCCGAACATCAATCCAACACTGAATGTGCCTCAGGCTAACTTCTTACAATTACCAAATAAATTTAGAGCGTTCGTTGCTGGGTTTGGTTCAGGTAAAACTTGGGTAGGTTGTTCAAGTCTTTGTGATAAGTCTTGGTCATTTCCAAAGGTGCCGTTGGGTTACTTCGCTCCAACGTATCCGCAGATCCGTGACATCTTCTTTCCCACTATTGATGAAGTTGCTTTCGATTGGGGATTAAAGACAAAGATCTATGAATCAAATAAAGAAGTGGATCTTTATTATGGACGTCAGTATCGAAGCACAATTATCTGCCGTTCAATGGAAAAGCCCAACACTATTGTAGGTTTTAAGATTGGTCATGCTCTGATTGATGAGCTTGATGTGATGACAAAGGTCAAGGCTCAACAAGCTTGGCGCAAGATCATTGCTCGTATGCGATATAAACAAGCTGGTTTGTTGAACGGTATTGATGTTGCAACAACGCCAGAGGGCTTTAAGTTCACTCATGAACAGTTTGTTAAGGAAGCAAACCTAAGTGATGCTAAGCGCGCACTTTACGGAATGATTCAAGCTTCAACTTACGACAATGAAGCCAATCTCCCTGATGACTACATTGCATCATTGTTTGAGTCTTATCCACCTCAATTGATTTCTGCTTACTTAAAAGGCCAGTTTGTTAACTTGACGAGCGGGGCAGTTTATCCAGACTTCGACCGAACCTTAAACCACACAGATGAAGAAATTAGACCTAATGAGGCTTTGCTCATTGGTATGGACTTTAACGTCTTAAAGATGGCTGCTGTGGTTTATGTCATTCGAGATGGCAAGCCAAGAGCTTTAGATGAGCTGGTAGGCGTTCGTGATACGCCAACTATGGCTGATCTTTTGATTGAAAAGTTCCCAAACCATGAGATGACAATTATCCCTGATGCGGCAGGCCAAGCTACTTCATCGAAAAAGAGTAGCGAATCTGATCATGCAATCTTGAGACAGAAGGGTTTAAGGGTCGAAGTCAATTCAACAAACCCGAACATTAAAGACCGAATTAATGCAGTAAATGCTTTGATCTTAAATGGCAATGGTGAGCGAACACTCTTAGTCAACACAAATAAATGCCCAAGACTCACAGAAACTTTTGAGCAGCAAGTTTATGA